CGGGATGATCCGCTTCATTCAGCGGAACGTGAAGCCGGTCCTCCTCGCGCTCGGCGTCGTCCTTCTGGCACTACTCCCGACAATATTGGGCATCGCCGCGGGCGTGATCGCCGCGACGTGGCCGTTCCTCGCTCTGGCGGCCGTCGTCGCCGCGTTCGCCCTCGCCTACGAGACGAACTTCCTCGGCATCCGCGACATCACGGACGCCGTCTTCTCCGTCGTCGCGAACGTGATCGGCTTCATCTTCGGACTCGTGAAGGGGATCGCCGAGGCGTTCCTCACGGTCGCCGAGGCGATCGTCGGCGCGGCCGCTTCCATCCCGGGCCCGTGGCAGGATGCGGCCGCGGGGATGGCGGCGAGTCTCGGGGACATGAAGGCGGCGGTCCATGCGTGGGGACAGGAGACGCTCGCCGAGACGCGCGAGACGGGCGAGGCGGTCCCGGACGCGGTCGCCGACGGGCTGGCCGCCGGGATCCCGGGGGTCTCCGAAGCTGCGGGAGCGATGGTCGAGCCGATCCCGGGCGCGATGGAGGACGCGAAGAACGAGGCGAAGAAGACGGCGCTGAAGACGCCCGGGGAGATCGCATCCTCGCTCCGGGAGGGGCGCGATAGCGTCACGCAAGCCGGGAACGCGCTCACCGACGCGCTGAAGAACGCGATCTCGCCTCAGAAGGAGATCGCGAAGCTCGAAGCCGAGTTGACCGGCGACGAGATGGCTCGGGGTCTGCGATCGAAGGATCAGAACGTCCGAGCGGCCGCGGAGGCGTACAAGCGGCAGATCGAGGAGCGGCTCTTCGCGCTCCGGAACGGCGTCCCGGAGTACGCCCGGCAGACCGGCCAGTCGTACGCCGATGCTCTCGCCGCGAAGAAGGTCGAGATCACGAACGCGGCCCGCTCGGCGGTGGCGGCGGCGGGCGCGCACTGGAAGGAGCAGAAGGGCGAGGCCGCGGCGTTCGCGAAGGCGACGATGCAAGCGTACGCGAAGGCGATCCGGGCCCGTCGAGAGGAGATCACGAGGGCCGCGAAGTACGCCGTCGCCGGGGCTCGCGCCATCCTCGAAGCGGGCTCGCCTCCGAAGAGCCCGGACTCGCCGCTCCACGAGATCGACAAGTGGGGCTCCCGGACGATGCTCGCCTACGCCGATGCCGTCGCCGGGGAGGCCGGGGCCTTGCGAGAGGCGACAGGACGCTTCCTAGCGGGCGGCCGGGCCGAGTTCGACCGAACGGGCGCGAACCCGGTCCTGCCGCTCCCACGGCCGCCGGTCGGGCCCGTGGGCGATCGCAGCGTGTCGGTGGAGATCAATATCCCGATCACCTTCACGGGAGGGGCCGGGGCCGGGGCCGTGCCGTCCCGGTACGACATCCAGCAGATCGGCCGGGACCTCGCCGATCACGTCCGACTCGGCCTGATCCGCTCGGGGATCCCCGCCGGGACCGGGTAGGCTAGTCCGATGCAGGGAGCCTACGGACATCTCGCCTTCGCGATCCAAACCGGCAAGGGGTCGGCGGCGTCCTCGCCCGACTTCCGGATCCCGCTCGTCGGCGGCAGGATCTCGGCCGATCGACAGGTCCAGCGGCTCGCGGAGGTCCGGACGACCCGGATCGAACCCGGCGACGAGGTCGTCGCGACGTTCGTCTCGGGGATCGTCGACGTCATCGCTCGCCCGGCCAGTCTCGGCGCGCTCCTCTACGGGGCCCTCGGCGCGAAGGGGGTCTCCGGAGCTTCGGATCCGTGGACGCATACCTTCACGATGGGGACGGCGCTCCCGTGGCTCACCTTCTGGCAGACGATCGGCGACCATCACGAGCGATACGTCGACGTCAAGATCGCGAAGCTCTCCCTCGTCTCGCAGAGCCGGAAGCCGGTCCTCGCCCGGATCGAGGTCGTCGGGATCGAGCCGCGCTTCCGTTCATCGGAGCAGTCGAGCCCGGCGCTGGAACTGGCGGACGCGTTCCTCGCGTACGACGGCTCGGGCGCGCTTCAGGTCGAGGGCTCGGCGGTCTCGGCCATCGGGCAGTGGAGCCTCGACATCTCGACCGGAGCAGTGCGGCACGAGGCCCTCTCCGGGACGACCGTCAGGGACGGGCTGATCGACCCGTCGGCGACGGTCGAGCAGACGATCTCCGACGTGGCTCTGTGGAACCGGCTCCATTACGGCTCGGCGACTCCGACGAATGACGCGTCGGCGACCGGCGACCCGCTCGTACTGGCCGGGTCTCCGGCCGGGCTTGACTTCCTCCTGACGCGCTCCGGCTCACGGTCGCTCGAAGTCAAGCTCCCATCGGTTACGCTTCCGGCGATCGACGGCATCGAGCCCATCTTCGGCGGCGGGCCGCTCCGACAGAAGACGACGTACCGGGCGTTCCGCTCGACGTCCGAGCCGATCTCGGTCGTCCTCCGGAACGGAGAGGCGAGCTACTGACATGGCATGGACCCTGACGAACGTCACGAAGGCGAACGACGACCTCTCCGATAGCATCGACGCGAACACCTTCCAGCTATCGAGCCGGGCGTACGGCGACACGTCGACCCTGATCTTCGAGGTCGACGACCGGGGCGCGAGTCATACGATCGACCCGGAGGACGAGATCGTCGCGACCGACGGCGGGACGAGGATCTTCGCGGGCTTCGTCCGACGCAGGACCCGGAAGGACAGCGGCGTCTCGTCGTTCCGGCGCTACCGGATCGAATGTCAGGACTACACGACCCTCCTCGCGGACGACGTCGTCGACGATCCCGGCGCGCAGCGGACGAACGGCGAGTCCGACTCGGCACGGATCGCATGGCTCTTCTCGACGTTCGGCTCGAAGGGGATCACGGTCGGCGGCTTCGTGAAGACGCTCCGGGCCGTGATGCCGGATCAGGACTTCTACGGGCTGAACTTGCACCAGTGCCTCACGCTGATCGCCCGGGCGACCGGCGGGAGCTTCCATGTCGACTTCCTCGTCGGCCGGAACTTGCACTACTTCGACTCCGAGACGAACGCGGCTCCGTTCGGGCTCAGTGACGCTCCGACGCCCGCGACGACGTACGGGTACTACTCGCTCGAACTCCCGGACGACTCGCTCGACTACCGGAACGCGGTCTACGTCATCGGGAACGGCGTCGCTCAGTGGTACTCCGATGCCGGGTCGCTCGCCTCGTATCCACGCAGGGAAGCGAAGGTCGAGGCTCCCGAGATCGACGTCGTCGGGGACCTCGATCCGATCGGGGAGGGCTTCCTCGCGACGTACGCCTACCCTCGCGTGACGGGATCGCTCCGGACGCGACAGCCGGGCCTATTCCCGGGGATGTACGTCCCGGTGACGCATTCGGGATGGTCGCTCGCGGCGCAGAACTTCAGGATCGCGTCGATCGACGCGACGATCATCTCGGCCGATGCCGTCGAGTACCTCCTGACGCTCGGATCAGGTCGCGTCGAACTCTCGACGATCATCGCCGGACAGGGCGAGTCGACGGCGGTCGTGCAGGGCCAGATCGACTCGAAGATCGCGGCGATCCCGGGGAACGACACGACGCCTCCGGCGGTCCCGACCGGGCTCGCGCTCGCGACCGGCATCGAGGAGCAGGAGGACGGGAGCTTCCGGCCGTATCTCGACGCTTCGTGGGACGCGAACGTCGAGGCCGACCTCTACGGATACGAACTCGAAGCGGACGGCGCGATCCCGGGACAGGTCTCGATCGTCGTCTCGGCGTCGGGGACCGGCGGGTCGCTCGCGGCGGGCGACTACAACGTGAAGGTCACGGGGCTCGGGATCGAGGGCGGGGAGATGGCCGCGGTACTCGCCGAGCAGGTCACGGTCGCGGCCGGGCAGCGTCTCTATGTCAATATCACGGCGAAGGGCGGATGCGCGTCATACAACGTCTACGCCTCTCGCGACTCGGAACCGCTCTTCGCACAGAACACGACGACGACCGGCTCGAACGTCGAGATCCCGACGGAGGGCGCGGGCACGGTAGCTCCGGCGTTGTCGACGGCGCTCGACTTCCTGAACCCGATCACGACCTCGACGACGCAGGAGACGACGCGCTTCGACGTCCTCGGGGGGACGTACTACGGCGTCCGGGTGAGAGCCGTCGACAAGAGCGGGAACGCGAGCGCGTTCTCCTCGATCGTCGGGCTCACGACGGCACGGGACACCGAAGCTCCGGACATCCCGACGGGTCTCAGCGTGAATGGCGGCTATCGCCTCATCGGTGCCACGTGGCAGCGGAACACCGAAGCGGATCTCGATCGGTACGAGGTCCGGTACTCGCCCGACGACGGGCTCGGGGCCCCGGAGCCGGAGGGCTGGACGATCCTATCGGTTCGCTCGACGACGGTGATCATCCCGGGGCTCGACGCCGGGAGCGCGGACGGCGTCGAGCCGCCCGTCACGTATCACGTCGAAGTCCGGGCGATCGACCGCTCGAATAACGTCCGGACGAGCAGCGGCGACCCGACTCCGGTCGACGCGTCCTCGAACCCTGACGCCGGGTGGAGCGATCCGGTCACGGGCGAGCCGAGCCTCCTGTCGGGATCCTCGGACATCGCGTACCTCTCGATCTTCGCCGAGCATATCGCCGCAACCGGCCTGACGGCCGATCAGATCACAAGCGGGACTCTCCGGGTCGGCGGCTACGCCTTCTCGCCGGACTACCTCATCGTGATCGGCCCGGACGGCTCGACGGAGATCGGCCGATGGGATGCGAACGGGCTCGTGATCGTCGACCCGGCGAGCGTACCTCCTTCACCGGGGAGCGCGTCCGCGAACGCCGTTCGCTTCCTGAACGGGATCATGCAGTTCTCCGCGACGTACAACCCGTTCGATCCGGCCGACGTCGAGACGGTCTGGACGACGGCGCTCGACGCGACGGGGATCCGGGCCGACGTCATCCGTCTCGGGACGGCGGCCGGAGGTCATAACGCGGTCCCGAACTCATCCTTCGAGCTAGCGTCGTTCTCGACGGCGCTGCAAACAGGCTGGGAGGCTCAGAACCCGTGGTCGACGACCATCGGAACCGACGTGAATATGACGAAGAACACCGGCAATATCACCCTCACAACGGCGACCTAGGCTATGGCTACGAAGAACTTCTCGATCACGAAGGACTCGCTCCTCGCCTACAACGGGACGAATCTCGGCGGCGGTGACGACGATCACCTGATCACCGGGTACTACAGCGGCTACCGCTTCCGGTCCCTCTTGCAGTTCGCGCTTGACTGGACCGGCGTCGTACAGATCACGTCGGCCGTCCTGAAGATGCGGACGACGTCCGGCGTTCATGTCGTCAAGGGCGGGGATCCGACGATCACGGCTCGCCGCAATACGGCTAGCTGGACGGAGAACTCCGGGCGCTCCTCATACGACTCGCCTTCCGGGTCGGGATGGTCGGGAGCTTCGACCGATTACGCCTATACCTCGTGGACCGACGACGGGGTCGGGAACTACAACGTCCCGACCTCCTCCGGGACGTGGACCTCGTTCGACATCACGGAGATCGTCGATCAATGGGCCCCGGCGAGCGTCAAGAAGTCGACCGGAGCGGCGGGCGGGGGAGCCGCGAACTACGGGCTCGCGATCCTCGCGACGCCGGAGGTCGACACGAGCGAGACGGCCGAGTTCTACTCGCGGGAGAGCAGCTACGACCCGTACATCGTCCTGACCTACTCCACGAACTCAGCCCCGAACGCCCCGACGCTCACGTACCCGATCTCCGGGGCCCGCGTCACGGACACGACTCCGACCCTCACCTTCGTCGGCTCCGACCCGGATCCCGGCGACACGATCGACCATTACGACATCGGCCTAGAGCCGACGACGGGCTACGGCGTCGAGGCATCGTGGGCGGGGACCTACGGGATCACCTTCGCGACGACCGGGATCTCAGGGCAGAACGTCTCGTGGACAGCCCCGACGCTCCCTCGCGGGCAGTGGTACCAGTGGCGGGCGAAGACGGTCGACGCCGGAGGGCTGGCCGGGCCCTTCTCGGCGACGCAATGGTTCCGGGTGAACGCGCTCCCGGTCGGAACGAAGGTCACGAATAACACGACGGCGCTTCCGTACATCCACAACCTCGCGACCGACCTCGCCGCGTGGACCTCCGGCGGTAATCATGCGAAGGCTCGCTTCGCGTGGACGTATTCGGATGCCGACGGGGACGCTCAGGCGAGCGCGAAGGTCCGGATCTACGCGGCGTCGACGGGCGGCTCACCGCTCAACGGTGGCGGTGCGGGCGAGACGATCTCGGGGACGGCGACGACCCTGAACTCGTCGTATCAACTGATCAACGGGACCTCGTACTGGTGGACGATCGAGGTCGTCGACGCCTACGGCGAGAGCAGCGGCGAGTCGAGCCGCGGGCAGTTTCATGTCCGGTGGGGACAGGTTCTCTACGAGTACGCCCCGACGGGCGGCGCGTCCTCGGGCTCGTGGCAGTTCTCCTCCGCGACCGTCGCGGCGGGAACGCAGAAGGCGATCCTCTTCGGTGCTACCGGAAGCTCCGGGACGGCGGGGATCTCGTGGAAGTCGACGATCGGCGCGGTCGCGCCGAACGTCTACGCGAAGTTCCTCGTCCGTCTCGCGACGAACGTCTCAGGGACGAACCCGTCGCTCGACTGGATGACGTTCTCGTACGTCGGTACGGCACTGCAGCCGGATCGCTGGACGTTCGTCCCGTCCGGTGACTGGCTCCTCGACGCCGACGTCCGGCGCTTCGGGACGAAGAGCCTCCGGTGCGCCGTGACCGCGTCGGCCGGGAACCGCTTCGCGTACCCGTATCTGAACGCGGTCGACGACGATGTCATCGTTCAGCCGTCGACGGACTACACCTTCAGCGCGTTCGTGAAGACGGAGAGCCCGCTCACGCACGGCACGATCCGGCTCCGTGTCAACCCGGCGGGCGACAACGGAAACGAGATCTCCGAGTGGTACACCGACACGTCGCGCAGGGAGACGACGGACTCCACGGTCGATTGGGACGGCTCGTCGACGCCGGAGGGCTGGCTCCGACTCGTCCTCCGGTTCACGACGGGACCGGCGACGACCCGGGTCCGGCCGATGATCCACTACACGCACGACGACTCGTCCTCCGGCGATGTCTTCTGGTGGGATGCCGTGAAGCTCGAAGAGGGGTCGGTCGCGACAGCATGGACTCCGGGCTTCATCGCGGACGCCGTCGTACTCGACGCGGGAGGGATCGCGGTCGACGCCTTCGCGGGAGGGATCCTTCAGCTTCGCGGGGCCGACGGCGGGGCGCGGGACGTCGTCTCGCTCGGGAACGCCGGGCTCGTCTTCGGCGGCGACGCGGAGATCTCCGCTCCGACTGCCGACGAGGGGATCGCGCTTCCGAAGCTCCGGATCACCGATAACACGGACGACGTCACGCTGGCGAGTACGAACGAGCCGTTCAGGATCGGCTCGGCTGGCTCGGCGAACCTCGCGATGGACGGCAACGAGATCCACGCTCGGAACAACGGGGCCGCGTCGCAACTGAATCTGAACGCCGACGGCGGTCCCGTCGTCATCAACGTCAGCAGCCTAGGGGGCGACGGCGGGCTCACCCTCGGGAGCAGCGGCCACCTGACGATGGCCGGTCTCGCGAGCCGATCCGGTCTGGCCCCCATCCGGCGGTCCTACTCGTCAGGCTCGTCGACGTGGAGCAAGCCGGACGGGCTCGCCTACATCGAGGTCGAGGTCATCGGCGGCGGCGGCGGCAGTGGCGGCGTCTCGACGACTGCGGCGGGAGAAGGCGCGGCATCCGGCGGCGGCGGCGGCGGCGGCTACGCCCGCAAGCTCCTCACGGCGGCGGACCTGTCGGGCGCATCGTCGTTCAGCTACGCGGTCGGTGGTGGTGGCTCGGCTGGCACGGCTGGCACCAACAACGGCGGGGGGGGCGGCACGAGTTCCTTCAGCGGCACGGGCATCACGACCGTCTTTGCGCTGGGCGGCGCGGGCGGCACGGGCGGCTCCGCATCGTCCGGGCGCTTGCTCAAGGCTGGCGGGGCTGGCGGGTCTGGCTCGAACGGTGACCTCAACTTCACCGGGGCCGACGGCGGCACCGGGCACGTCGTCAACGGTGACGTGACCGCGGCGGCGTACGGCGGGGCAGCCGCGTTCGGCGGTGGCGGCGGGGCGGGTCCGACCGCGTCGGGCGTAGGATCGGCGGGCAACCCGTACGGCGGTGGTGGCGGCGGGAGCTACAATCAGGACGCGCAAGGCACGGCCCGGACCGGATCGGCGGGCGCAGCCGGGCGCGTGGTCGTGACCGAGTTCTACCTCTAGAGGGACCGACCGGAATGACGCGAGGTGGGTGATGATCGCCCGACGAATGGTTCGTGGACCGGGCGCGACCCGGCGCTCCGGCGACTCCGGGCTCTCGCGATCGGCGTCCTTCTCGTGCTGATCGCGTGGACGGTCGTCGACAACCGTGAGATCACGACGATCGGCACGCTCGTAGGGGCCCTCCTCGTCGCGCTCGGCTTCGAGGTCGGGATCCGTTGGCCGCGCACCGGAGGCGATCAGTGAGTCCCTGCCAGCCGGAGTTCTGCGGGCTACCTTCCGTCGCTCTGGCGGCGGCGGCCGTCATCGGGTGGGTGACACTGACGGTCCTCACGCTGATGATGCGAAGCCGTCGCGCCGTCACCCTGACGATGCCGATCGTCGGCACGCTCGCGTCCGTCGGCACGCTCGCATCGTCCCTCGGATGGGCGCAGCTATCCGGCGAGGTCCCGACCCTCGTCGAGTTCCCGACGCTATCGCTGGTAGCGGCGATGGGCCGCGGCGCGCTCCTCATGGGCGCGATCGTCGGCATCGCGTACGGGCTGAAACGGCGGTGAGCTACGCCCCGGCATCGCTGAAGAACCTCGGGAGCTACTGGACGGCGCAGGGCGGCGTGAACCTCGGCATCGTCGGGAACGCGGCGCATACGAAGGGCTATCATCTCGGCAAGGACCGGATCTACGACGGCTCCGGGCCCGGGATCGGTGCGAGGGACTACTCCGTCCAGACCGCACGGGACAAAGCGGGCCTGACGGACGCGGCGAGCGCGATCGACCTCGGTCGGCTCGACGGGAGCCTGACGAAGTTATGGGCCTTCTCGCGATGGTTCGCCGGGCGATGCTACGCCGGAGACCCGGCCTACCGGGACGTCCGGGAGGTCATCTTCTGGAGTACGGCACGTCAACGGGTGATCGGATGGTCCGCACTGGCTCCGGGACAGTGGATCAATGACTACGGCGATCTCTCTCACAAGACGCACACGCATATCAGCTACTACCGGGACAGCCAGAGCCGCGACAAGCGGCCCGGCTTCGCGGCCTACTTCGAGAGCCCTCCCACGGAGACCGACGACATGGAGCTATCCGCGTACCTTCCGGGGCACGAGATCACCCTGAAGCCGACCTCGAACGTCAGGACCGCTCCGAGCCTCGACGGGGCCCTTATCCGGACCGCGACGCAAGCCGAGACGTGGACGATCATCGGCTTCGCCGAGGGCGGGGAGGACGTCGACGGATCGTGCGTCACGACCGAGTGGGCGGCCCGATGGGCGGGCGAGCGATGGGAATACACGAGCCGCTGCAACGTCACGAGCGGACCGACGGCTCCGGAGGGTCCGGCAGACTGCACCGACGAGGTCAACGCGGCGAAGGTCGCCGGATACGCCGAAGGGAAGGCCGCGGGCGTCCTCGAAGGTCGAGAGCAGGGCGCGGATGAAGAGTATGCTCGGCAAGTCGCGGGAGCGACGGTCGCCGTGAAGCTCGTCCCGCGGCCGTAAGGGAGGATTGCATGACACTCGATCGGCTCGCGTGGCTCGTCCGGACGATCATGGTCGTCGTCGCGGCCGTCGTCGCGTATCTCCTCGTTCAGACGGAGGTCGTCTTTGACCCGGCCGTGAACGTCCTCCTCGGCGCGCTTGCCGTGGGGCTCGCGGCGCTGAACCCGACGACGGTCGCCTCGAAGCTCCCCGGAACCTCCTCGGGTGGATGATCCGCTCGTCCTCGCGCTCCTGATCGTCGCCGTCGCCGCGATCGCGCTCTTCGCCGTCGAGTTCTGGACGATCAGGACGGGTCGGCCGACGATCTCGGCCCGCTTTCAGGCGGTAAGCCGGGCGATGGACCGGCAGATAATCGCCGGGATCTACTTCCTCCTCGGCGCGCTTGCCGGATGGTTCATCGCTCACTTCACGAGCTAGCCTCAGAGGCCGAGAAACGGCCCGAGACGCCCGATCTCCGATACTCCGGCCGAGAGCCCGTCTTCCCCCCGAGGCGGGCTCTCCGGCCGTCTGGTGGCTGAAGTCGAACGTCAAGTCTGCCGCTTGACAGCCTCCGAAGCTTCGGCTACGATAGGGGCATCCCCGGACGGTCCGGGGCCCGAAGGAGGGTCCAGATGGATCTCTCGAAGCTCCACAAGGGCGACAGGATCGTCGTCCGCGAGGCGGGGATCACCCGCGAGCGGATCGTCGTCCGCGTCGTCGACTTCGGCGGGGCCCGCGGCGGGCTCGTCGACACTCGGCCGGTGTACGGCCGCTACTCGCGAAGCTCCGGCTTCGTCCTCGGCGACGAGATCGTCGGGCTCTCGGGCTCCGACGCGGCCGTCGCCGCTCGGCTCGACGACGTCGTCGGGCCCGACGGCGGGCGGATCTAAGAGCCCGACGGACGGGCTCAGGAAAGGAGAACGAGATGAAGGCACTAGAGGCTCAGGGAGTGGAGGCCGTCGGGACGTCCGGCGAGCGCGACGCGATCCGGCTCCGGTCGGTGATCGCGTCGGGTCCGGCGGCGATGATCGGGCGGGACGTCTCCGTGAAGATGACGCCGACGATCGCGTCGTGGGTCGGCCGGACGATGATCTCTTACGCGATCGAGGCGAAGCGCGACTTCCCGATCGGGTCGTCGGCTCGCGATGTCTTCGACCGGACGCTCCGGGAGAAGCTCGACGAGGCGATCCGGGAGGCCACGATCGAGGCCGACGAGGCCGTTCGCGCGTGGCTCGCCTCCCTCCCGGCGGGAAGGAGCAGGACATGAAGACAGGGATCTACCTCGTGGACACGCAGACCGACAAGACTCGGATCCGATCGCTCGTGATCGCCCGGTCGGCTCAGGAGGCCGCCGAGGGTTTCGAGCGCGAGGGGATGGTCGTCGAGGTCGGTCGGCTCGGGACCTTCGATCCCGGGCTCGACGGCGCAGCGATGACCGCTCTCGTCGCGATGGGCGAGGCCGTCGTCTCCGAGCTTCAGGACGACGGGGAGGACGAGTCGTGAAGAAGGAGCTTCGCCTGTCGAAGAGTCAGGCGGCCCGATGGGAGCGGGCTCGGATGCAACGCTTCCTCCGGATCCTCGAAGCGTGGGCCGTCTGGCAGAACCGGCGCGGCTACCGCGTCGAGGCGAACCCGGACGCCGGGCCCGGCACTATGCGATGGACGGCCGTCAAGCGTCCGTCCTGAAGATCCGAAGCTCCGGGGCTTGACAAGGCTCCGGAGCTTCTGGCATTATTCACTGGAAGCCCGGACGGACCGGGCGAACGAAGGAGATCAGCGATGACAACGGCACAGAACCTCGCAGTCGCGAAGCGCGACCTCCCCTTCCTGAAGTACCGCGTCGCGGACGTCGTTCGTCCCGACGAAGAGGGCGACCTCTCCGTCGAGGGCGCACTCGCGGCGCTCGGGCTCGACTTCGACGTCGAGAAGCGGCCCGCGTACACGCACACGGCGAAGGGCTACCGCGTCACGATCCCGGACACGTTCGCGAACGTCCGGACCGACACGGAGGAAGTCCTCGGCGTCGTCGGGAACCGTCACACGATCCTTCAGAACCGGGCGGCGCTCGGGCTCGGGAACGTGATCCTCGACGACCCGGAGAACCGGATCGAGTCCGGGTGGAGCCTCCGCGGCGGCCGCTCGGTCGGCGTCACGCTCCGGATCCCGTCGGCCGATATCTCGGTCCCGGGCGACGGCGGCGGGCTCCTCCAGATGTACCTCCTCATTCAGAACTCGCACGACGGGAACTCCTCCGTCACCGGGCACGTCGGCCCGGTCCGGTTCGCTTGCACGAACATGGTCCGGCTCTTCATCCGGTCGGCGGTCTCGTCCTTCAAGATCCGGCACACGTCCGGGATCGAGGGGAAGGTCGCCGCGATGCGCGATGCGCTCGGGCTCACGTACCGCTACAAGGTCGCGGCCGAGACCGAGATCGACAAGCTCCTCTCGACGAAGCTCGTCGAGGCTCAGGTCGCCGAGATCCTGAAGAGCGCGTTCCCGGTCTCCGAGGACGCGAGCGAGCGACAGGTCGAGAACGCCGTCCAGACGGCGCTTCTCCGGAACTGGCAGTCGAGCGACACGATCGCCGAGGTCCGCGAGACCGGATGGGGACTCGTCAACGCCGTGAACGAGTACTTCGAGCATCTTCAGCCGGTCCGTACGGTCAGCTTCGACCGGGACTCGGTCCGGGGGATCTCGATCCTTCAGGGGACCGCGTATCAGGCGACGAACCGGGTCCGGGACGCGATCCTCGCCCGGTAGCTCGGGGATCAGGGGCCCGGCTCCCTTCGGGGGGCCGGGTCTCTTCATGTCCCGTCAAGTTTGACGCTTGACAAGTCGGAAGCTCCGGAGGTATAGTTCTTTCACCGGGACGGACCCGGGCACAGGAGAAGGAGATACGAGATGACGAACTTCGACAGCTTCGGGAACAAGCTCCCTCGCGGCGCTCGCGTCCTCGTCCGCTTCGAGAAGTCGGCCGACGGCGCTCCGTTCGAGTGGACGGGCAAGGTCACGACGTCGAAGATCCCGGGACGGATCGCGATCAAGAGCGAGTACGTCACGTGGAAGGGCCCGTTCTACTTCGCGACGAGCGACGAGGGGATCACGATCCGCCGGATCAGCGCGGACGAGCCGCTTCAGTATCGCGAGATGCGCGAGTTCAACGGTCACTCCGGGATGGTCGTCGTCCGGGTCCTGAACCCGACAGTCGCCGACTTCGAGTGGAGCCGCCGGGTCTACGAGGCGCTCGGGTGGAAGCCCGGCCGGAAGCTGATCGAGATCAGCTAGTCGAGGACTTGACAGGATCGGCGTCAGGCGCGAAGCTTGACGCCGAAGGCCCGACGGACGGGCCGGAAGGAGAACGAGATGAACGCACAGACTCACGAGATCCGCCGGTCGAACCGGGTCTCCCGCTTCAGCGTCGAGAGCCCGAAGGGGCGCTTCGACGTCGTCGCGATCGGCTTCCCGAGCCGGGCGGGCGGATGGGCGACCGTCCAGATCACGAAGCCGGACGGCTCGGTCGTCGAGCATCGCGGCTCGATGGAGATCGAGCGGGGCGGGAAGCTCCGGGCCGATCAGGTCCCGTACGCGGAACTCCCGATCCGGAACGTCCGGGTCTCCTCCCTCGGCGGCGACGTCGTCGGGACCGGGAAGACGGCCCGCGCGGCGACCGAGGACTACGCGACTCAGGTCGTCGAGTACGTGATCGACGGCTTCACGCCTCCGGCTCCCGAGCCGACCGAGCTTCAGCGGCTCGTCGACCGGGACACGTTCACCGGCTCCGGGTCGGCCGCTCTCGGCGTCGCCGTCTCGGCCCGGAAGATGGGCGACCTCTCGCGTCACTTCCTCGGCGTGATCGTCGAGATCCCGGCCGACCGTCAGGGCGCATGGGTCCGGCGCTACACGGACCCGAAGGACGTCTCCGTCTTCTACGGGATCGGCGAACTCGAACTCGCGACGAAGGACGACCTCGTCGAAGCGGCGCGGTACTTCCTTCACGGGCAGTACGCCGAGACGCGGAAGCTCGCGGCGGCCCTCGCGGCGGCCGTCCGATGATCCTCGAAGCTCAGGAGCCCGGGGCTACGGTCCCGGGCTCCTTCGTGCCCGGGGCTTGACAGGACCGCGACAAGCGGCTAGCTTGACAGGGAGCCGGACGGACCGGCCGAAGAAGGAGATCGAGATGAACCTAGAGTATCGGTGGGAAGGCCCGACGACGTACGTCCGCCCGGCCGTCACGCGCGGTTCGGCCGCGGGAGGCGCATATGCCGGAGTCGACCTTCACAGGCTCGCCGGGCTTGACGCCCGCGGCCGGGACGTCGCCGGATGCGGGCTCCGCTTCCCGGGCTCCACGGTTCGTTCCCTGAAGCCGCTTCCGGCGGGGCTGAAGCTCTGTCGGCGGCCGGGATGCTTCGAGGAGTTCGAGCGATGATCCCGACGATCCGATCCGGCGCAGTGTGCCGGGTCTCCACGAAGGCGGCCGTCTACGCGGCGGCCGTCTTCGAGTACGTCTATCCCGACGACGACGGCTCCCTGACGTTCGTCTTCCGGATCGACGGTCGACTCGAAGGGATCCCGCTCTCCTCGATTACGGCGATCAGGGCGACGACCGAGGCCCCGGAGACCGAGGGTGAGCTACGTGAAGCCTTCGGACTGTAGGCGGGCTCCGCGGCTCGACAGCTATCTCCCGCAACGCGGGCGGCTCTCGGAGGCGGAACTCTTCCGAGCCCACACTCGCAGGACCGCGCCAGAGGCCGCAGAACGGCCCGAGACGCCCGATCCGTACCTCAGTGGCCGAATACACGGAGAGCCCGTCAGCTACGGCAGGAGCGGGCAGAAGGAAGGGACAGCATGAACCTACGAGCATGGCTCGACGAGCCCGAGCTTCCGAAGCTCCCGGGCTGGATGGCCGGGGCCGTCGTGATCGTCGTCGTCGGCGTCTTCACGGGCCCGGGCGGATCCGACCGCTTCGGCTTCATCGCGGGCGTCGTGACGGCGCTACTGGCCGTTCTGGTGGCCGATCTCACCGACAGGAGGACACGATGATCGCGGGAAGGATGCTGCGTCAGGAGCGCGTATCGCAGGGAATCACGATGCGGGAACTGGCCGAGCGGCTCGGCGTGTCCCGGCAATACGTCTCGGAGATCGAACTCCGTCAGACGGTCGGGGACGCGGCGGCCGTCCGCTTCCTCGGGGCGATCGAATGGCTCGCCTCCCTCCGGGACGACCGCCCGACCCGACCCGTCGAGACGCAGATCGCGATCGGGGGAGAGGCATGGAGCGGTCCCGTGAAGAAGATCCCTCAGACCTGTCCCGTCTGCGCCGAGGAGATGACGACGCCGTTCGTCGACCGGCTCGTCCGGCATCTCACGAAGGCGCACGCCGACAGGATCGGCCGCGCTCGGGCGCGCGACGTCCCGGGGATGATGACGGCAAGGGTCCGATGGCGCTCGTTCGCGATGGTCGCCGAGGATCCGCTCGCCGTCGTCTGGCTTGACTTCCCGTACTCCGTAGACCGGATCGGACCCGACCGCTACGCGATCGAGTGGGAACGGGACGGAGCGGCCGTCCCGTTCGACGAGGTGGACAGGAAATGACAACCGAGCAGATCGCGCGGCCGGTGCGACGCCTCTACACCGTCCCGGAGCTTCAGGAAGTTCTCCGCTGTAAGCGGTCGACCGCGTACGCGCTCGTCCGGAAGGGCGGGGCGCTGCACCGCGACGTCGTGCGGGTCGGCCGACTCGTGCGGGTTCCCGAGGAGGCCCTCGATCGGTGGATCGCCGACGGCGGCGGGCGCGTGACAGACAAGATGTCACGGGAGAGACGTAGGGTAGTCACAGGTCCCGGACGGTCCGGGTAGAAGGAGGTTCAGCGTGTGGAGTCCTGAAGATCGGGCGGAATGGATCGCGAACCGCGCGAGCTACATCGGGGCGAGCGACGCGGCCGCGGCCGTCGGTCTCTCGCCGTGGGGCGATCCGATCTCCCTGTGGGAGCAGAAGCTCGGGCTCGCCCCGGGCCCGGACGAGTCCTTCCGGATGAAGCTCGGGACACTGATCGAGCCGATCATCGGCGACTTGTACGAGGAGTCAACGGGCCGGAAGCTCCGGAGGCCGGACGGAGCGGCGAAGTCGCCTCCCGAGCCGGTCCGTCACAAGGCGCACGCGTTCCTCGGGGCGAACCCGGACTTCGTCGTGATCGGCGAGCCGGGGCTCGTTCAGGCGAAGCTCGCCGTCGAGGACACGTTCGGCGATCCGGACGAGCCGAAGGCCGGGGGGATCCCGCTCCACTACCGCGTACAGGGATGGGCCGAGATGCTCGTCACCGGGCGCGAGTGGGTGGACTTCGCCGTCCTGAACCCGCGGTCCGGGCTCCGGATCTACCCGATGCAGCGCGAGGACTTCGAGGGCGAGATCGCCGACCTCGAAGCCGACCTCGTCGACTACTGGCAGAGCTACGTCGTCCCGGCGGTCATGCCGCCGCCGACGGCGCAGAGCGGGCCCGCGCTGGCCCGGCGCTTCCCTCGGCCGGAGACGCCGATCGGGAAGATCGCCTCGGCCGGGCAGGAGGTCAAGCTCCGGGAACTCGTCGACGCTCAGGAGGCCGAGAAGGCGGCGAAGGAGCATCTCGAACGGCTGAAGAACGAGGCGAAGGCGATGATCGGCGACGCCGCGTTCATCGAGGGGCTCGGCCGCCGGTTCACGTGGTCGAAGTCGACCCGGACCGACGTCGAGTGGCGGCTCGTCGCCGGGAGCTTCCGAGCGGCGATCGAGGAGGCCCGCGGGATGCTCCCCGAGGCGCAGACGGCATACATCGACGGGCTCGATCTCGACACGATCGAGTCGCTCTACACGTCGACAACGGAGTCGACGCGGTTCACAATCGGGAAGTAAACCGGGGCGGTCCCGGAGAAGGAGGTTCAGCGATGGCACGAGGACAGGCACAGACACGAGCGGTCGTCCCGTTCGACGCGAAGGCGAAGGCTCAGGAGGTCTCCGGACTGATCGAGGCCCGGCGGGATCAGATCGCGGCGTTCCTACAGGCCGATGAAGCGACGTACGAGCGGTTCGTCTCGATCGCGCTCGACGCGATCACGAAGGACACGAATGTCCTCTCGGCGGATCCGCTCTCGCTCGTCCAGAGCATCCGTCACGCGGCGATCATGGGGCTCGAACCGACCTCCGTGATGGGCGAGGGCGCGATCGTCGTCTATCGGGACTCGGACCGAGGCGTGAAGCTCGCGCAGTTTCAGCCGATGGTCCGCGGGCTCTCGAAGCTCGCCCGGAACTCCGGCGACGTGACGGCGATCGGCGTCGACGTCGTTCACGAGAAGGATCACTTCCAGTTCCGATCCGGCTCGAACCCGGAGATCATCCACGAGCCGTACATCGAAGACGACGACCCGGGAGCCGTGAAGGGCGCGTACGCGTTCGCGAAGCTCCGGAGCGGCGAGCTTCTCCCGCTCTACATGACGACGGCGCAGATCCTGAAGCGGCGGGGCGTCTCGAAGAGCTACCGGCACTCCGGCGAGGCGTCGATATGGGGACAGTGGCCGGAGGAGATGATGAAGAAGACGGTCCTCCGTCGGCTTCTCGTCGAGAAGGTCCCGCTCTCGTTCCGGGCTCAGAAGGCCCTCGCGCTCGACGCGGAGATCGACTCGATCGACGAGAAGACCGTCCGGCCGATCCCCCGGGGGAGGAAGCCGTCCGGCTCCCGTCTGGCGGCCCGCTACGCCGAGCCCGCCGAGAACGGCTCAGGAGACGAGCCGGAGGCCGGGACGGACGTGGAGTCCAGTCCGACCGCTATCGAGGCTCCTGACGCATCCGCGGGGCTCTGCGGGGCGTTTCCGGAGGATCCCGACTACGCGTCCGGCGGGCCGTGCGATCGCGAGCCGCACGAGGCGACCGTGACGCATCGCAACGGCGTCGGGACGTGGAGGTAGGGCGTCCGCGAAGCTGTCCCTCCTGTCGCGGTCTCCATCCGGCCGGTACGACGTGCGCGGGCGGGTGGGCTCCGTGGGATGGAACCCCACGGCCGGAAGCTCCGGAGGACGATCGCCTCGTGATCGTCCTCACGCCGGAGGAGATGGAGGAGGGTCGCTTGTGCGGGGGTGAACGCCTGTCACGAGCGCGTCGCAAGAGCCTGAAGGACAAGATCGGCGAGCCGAGCCTGTCCTCTCACGTGATGGGCGCTCAGGGGGAGCGGGCGGCGTACAAGTGGCTCGGCGAGCCGTGGGTATGCACGACCGGGCTCTACGGGAAGCCGGACGTCCGGGGACTTCAGATCCGGACCGTCCCGCGCACCGGAGACGGACTGAAGATCCGACCGAGCGACGGAGACCGCGTACCCGTCGTCCTGATCGTCCAACGTCCAGCGGCCCCGGACCGGCTATGGATCCGCGGATGGATCTTCGCGAAGGAGGGTCGGGCGATCGGCGAGGTCCGCGACCCGGGGAACCGCGGCTACCCGGCGGTCTACGTGAACCCGTCCGACCTCCGGCCGATCGAGACGCTTCACCGGAACGACCGGGCGCGGGCGGCGATGTCGCTCCCGCCGTTGTCGGAGACGTGATGCACCCGAAGCCTCGGAGGCTTCCGAGGCCGGTTCGCCGTCAGACGCTCCACGGGATCGCCGTCGGATGGACCGCGCTCCGGGCGTACGTCTTCGACCGGGATGGGGTCTGCGTCGCCTTCCGGCGTGATCCGGATCACGTCTGCCGGGATCGGTGGGGCGTCCCGCACGCACCCGGCGACCGAACGAAGCTGACGCTCGATCACGTCTTCCCGGAGGCGGGCGGGCGCAAGGGCAAGAAGGCCGACGACGACGCGAGATTCCTCGTCGCCGCGTGCGACGCGGTCAACGTCGGCGTGCCGTCCCGGGAGCTTCGGGAGTTCGAGCGGAGCTACCTCGCGGCCGTCGAGAAGGAGTAGCATCATCGTCGGCCGACGGGCCGCACCCTCTCGGGAGACGGACGGGCGACTGATAGCGTCCGGCCCGTCTCCCGACTATCAGGAGAAGGAGATCCGATGCCACGTCGACAGGGCTTCCCATTCGCGCAGATCGACACGACGTTTCCGGCCGACCCGAAGTTCCGGAGGCTCGCGGGGATCCTGACGCGATCCACGAACGCGATCCCGGACGACTCGGAGACGTACCCGCTCGCGGGGATCGGGCTGTGGCTCCTGTGCGTCGCTCACGCATGGTCGAACGACGACCCGGACGTCGGGGAGGTCGTCGAGGGGACCGAGGAGTTCCTCGTCGAAGCTCTCGTCCGCTCGAAGCTCCTTCGCCGGGATGAAGACGGCCGGATCCTTCTCCCGGAGGAGAGCTTCGAGCGGTGGACGTCCTCGGCGCGGACCTCCCGGGAAGGGGCCCGTGAGCGGAAGGCGCGGTCACGCTCGGTC